TATCAAGCTATATTTTAAAAAACAATAAAAACCTATAAAAATGTACTTTATATTTTCATTTTATATATTTACAGGTTGTTTAGGGACTATGAACCCTTTATCTTCGTAAAGAACCTATGCATATTTGAGTATTTTTTAGCGTTATAGTTATTAATACTCCTACAATTTATTATATTCCCGCTTATATTGACGCTACAGTCTATAAGTTTAATATTTGTAGCCATTCTTTACCGGACAGAGGAGTCTGTTCGCAACCCGTCTTGGTACTTAAGTGAATCCGGACAAGAACCTCCACCAGTGAAAAAGCTGTTCTCTTAATACCCCCCCCCCCTTTTTTCTTTCGCACCATGGCCACAACTAACAGTAATACGATTATACGAAGTCCAGAGCGCCTGGCAAATGAAGTGGTAGCCCCACAGAATTGCTCACGAGCAATGAACTCAATGCGTAACAATAATCGATCTATCTTAGTTCTGCCAAACGGAGAAGAATCTGAGTATGTTAGCGAAGGATTAATGTCCCCGTTGACAAAATATTATGGCTCTGTCCAAAAAATTTTTGGGCATGACAATGTTGATGGTGTTGATGGTATAATCGCACCTATCAATAATGCTATTATGCAACTGGTTGACGAGTGTCAACAATATGAAGCTCAAGAGCAACTTGAGCTTAATGAAGGTTTAATTTTTAAAAATTTCAGTAGTCATCATGAACAATACACTACTCTTGATTTAGAACGCAAGAGAGAATGTGTTGTTAAAATTGATGATTATTTGGGATTTTTACCCGATGATATTTATTCGTACATTTTGAGTTTTTTACCGCGTTATGTTCCTGAATTATCTGGCTACTACAATTCCATAGTTGTTCATGGTGAAGATGTCCCAGATCTTTTAGAAATTAACAATAGTTATTTAAAACTATGTTCGAGTAATGTTGTGCCTCACGATTATATGCTCAAATTACGAACAAGTTATTTTGACATATTACCATTTATGATTTCCACAATGTATAATAATTCATTCACTCCTCGTGGTGAAATTTGTAATATTAATATGATAAAAGATGTTAAACAACATACTATTTTTATGGAGATCGAGTCATTTGATATTAGTAATTTGCGCTCAGTTGAATATAGAGTTCAGTCTGATTATAGAATCAAGACGTTTCTTACGACGAGGTTTGCTAATTATATGCATCACAAATATAAACAAGATGATGATGACTTTTTACCAAAATTACTTGAAGATATCATATTCTTTGTTAAAATGAGCACAGAGTGTGTAGAAGGAATGAATAGGGTTCAAATAGTTTTCAGAGCAGTTGTAATCTTTCTTAAAAGTAGGTTCAACATGTCTATGGTCAAAATTATGAAAACCAAGATATATCCTATGATTCAAAATATTTTTGGAGATCTTGTGCAAACCGATATATTTTCTAAATCTAGAGATTTCTTGAATTCTTACAAGAATATTAAAGAAAGTCCTATCGTTATGAAAATATACAAATGTTGCCTATACTTATTGAGTCTATCTATTTTCGATAAAATTGGCATTGAATTTAAAACTTTTGGTTTTACTAAATTGCAAGAAGCTGCACTTAAAAAAAAATTCTACAAGAAATCTGATTTTTTATATGTCTTATGTGATACTGTTTTATTCATTTTAGAACGTGGTTATCAAGTTTATATTACAGGAGACGTAAATTGTCTATTTCATTCAGGGGGTACATATGTTAAAATTTTCGACAAATGCCGAGAATTGCAAAGAAAAAATTTATTATTGCAAAATCCTGAGGCTAATGGTTTTACCGAATCAGAATTTCGAGCTGATTTAGATAATGTTATTGAGAAATTGTTAAATGTTAATAAACATAGTCATCGTTTAGATAAAGAGGATGTGAATTCTGTAAGATTATTACTTAACAATATGCTCATGATGCGAGATGATTTAAATACAAAATCGGCTGCGAGAATGAATCGTAAGGCACCTTTTGGTGTATTAATATATGGTGATTCTGGAATAGGTAAGACAACAATAACTAGTATTTTATGTTCATATTATGCTAAATATAAAAAATTACCTACGGGTCCAGAATTTAGATATACAGTTAACCCAGCAGCCAAATATTGGGACGGTTTTCTAACATCGCAACATACTATTGTTTTAGATGACATTGCTTGTGAAGGAATTGAATTAAAAGATCCCAAATCTCTTAATATGATTATACAATTAATGAATAATCAAGCTTTTTGTCCTGATCAAGCTTCTTTAGAACTTAAAGGTACAACACCAGTACGTTGTCAATTGGTGGTCGCAACTACTAATGTAAAGGACTTAAACGCCTACCATTATTTTTCAACACCTAGTGCTGTACAACGTAGAATGCCTTATATAATCACACCACGTGTACGTGATGAATTTAAGGATGATAGAGGTATGTTAAACTCCTGCAAAGTCACAGAAGATAAACCATACCCTGATTTATGGTTATTTGATATAGATCGTGTTGATCCTGTACCTGTTAAAGATAAGAAGAGTTACGCTAAAATGACAGTAGTGGGTAAAGATTTGAATTTACAACAACTTTTATTATGGTTTAAGAATACTGTTGATAAATTTGATGTTGATCAAGAGAGAGTGTTAAAATGCACTCAAAGCATGATTGATGTTGATTTATGCCTATGTTGTAGTCTACCAGACACATTGTGCACAAATACACCTCAAACTATGATAGAAGGTTTTGGTTATTTATCCATCATTTGTTGTATTTTTGTAATATTAATCAAAGTATTTAAAGCTGCTGTGTATAGGCTACAACAGAGAACTGATGTTCAATTTCTTATGTTAACCTATAAATACTATGCCAGTTATAAAAGAAATTATGCTAAATATAGCGCTGAATGGGATATGATTAGACTAAAAACAATGGATGCGCAATATTGGTCTGAACTTGGTGAGAGAATGCAAAATCGAATGCAACAACCCAAATATTTTCTTGTTCTAAGTGGCATGGTAGCAAGTGTTCTTGCTATTTACAAACTATATTATAGCTTTACACCACAAGGTGAAGTTTCAGATAGTGTTGGTAAGGCTCCCGTTGAAGAATTGAATGGACGTGAAAATGTATGGTATAATAATGCCATCGATTTGACTTCAGCAAATTTCACAAGAGAGAGCGGTTCATCAAAAAGCATGGAATTTACAGATTTTTGTAAGAAAATATCTGGAAATGTAGCTTTGTTTGAAAATACGTATAGCAATAAAAGGACCAATAGAGGTCGATTATTAGCTCTAGGTGGACATATCTACATTACAAATAATCACAATATTCTACCAATAGAAGAAAGTGCAAAAATGTCAATTACATTCTCATCAAAAATTGGGGTTAATGCGAATATTTCGATTTCTCTTACAGAATCCGATATTCATAGAGTACCCTCTCACGATTTGGCATTTGTTATTATACGTGAATTACCGCCAAAGAAAAATATAGTTCGTTATATGCAAGTTGGTGATGCTAATGGTATATTTAACGGTTCATATGTAGGTAAATCCAAATTGGGTGAGACTACTTACAACACTGTTAAAAACATATCTCTAGAAAAAGAGCGAGTTTTCAAGTTTCCGGATTATGGTATTGATGCAAAACATCGAGTGTGGTCCGGAAAAGCTGAAAGATCGACTATTGATGGAGAGTGTGGTATGCCATTGATTATTAACAGTAGTTATGGCTACACCATAGTCGGACTTCATTTTTTGGCATCAACATACAGATCTGGCATAGTATATGCTACTAATCTAGATGGCGATTTCATACGTGGTGTCTATAATAAGTTGAGTAACTTTAACATATCTAGCGGAGATTTCACTCTTGTATCTGCCAAGGATCATGAAAGGAAAATCACTGACCTACACAAAAAGTCAGTGTTTCGTTACATTAATGATGGTAGTGCACATATCTATGGTTCATTTACAGATTTTCGTGGTAAGTCTAAATCTAGTGTCATTCCAACACCTATGGGTAAATACTTGACTCGTGAAGGTTACGAAATTAAGTTTACAAAACCAGAGATGCGTTCTTGGGTACCTTGGCATATTGCAGCTAAAGATTTGGTTAAACCAATCAATACCATTCGCACTGATATACTTGATGAATGTATAGCATCTTATATTAAAGATGTTACAGATAATATCAATATTGACGATGTGAAAGATATGATGATGATTTTAGATAATTTTTCAACTATTAATGGTGCTCCTGTGGCTTATATTGATAAAATCAATCGTAACACTAGTGCTGGTAATCCATGGAAAAAATCTAAAAGGTATTTCTTGGAATCTTGCGAACCACAAAATGGTATGATGGATCCAGTTGTAGTTAGTGATGAGATCATGGATAGAGTTGACGATATCATTCTTACATATAAGAGTGGTAGACAAGCTCATCCCAATTTTTGTGCTCATCTTAAAGATGAACCAGTTTCTTTTAAGAAAGCTAAAATTGGTAAAACTCGTGTATTTACAGGCGCTACTTTTGATTGGACAATTGTTGTTAGGAAATATCTGTTATCCTTTACAAGATTATTGCAGAATAACAGATTAGCTTTTGAAGCAGCTCCTGGCACTATTGCACAATCTTTGGAATGGCAAGAAATGTACAATTACATTGTCAAACATGGTGAAGATCGAATAGTAGCAGGTGACTATGCTGCGTTCGATAAAAAGATGACACCTAAGGAAATCTTAGCTGCTTTCGATATTATCATACATTTTTGCGAAATGTCTGGTAACTATGATGAAGAAGATATAAGAGTGATTAGGTGCATTGCTGAGGATACAGCTTTTGCTGTGGTTGATTTTAACGGTGATTTAATTCAATTATTTGGCTCTAATCCCTCTGGAAATCCTTTGACTGTCATTTTGAATGGAATAGTAAACAGTTTACGTATGCGTTATGTTTACAGATTATTGAATCCTAAAAAGGAAGTCATGACTTTCAAATCAAATATTAGTCTTATGACATACGGTGACGACAATATAATGTCTGTTGCTAAGGGGTGTGATTGGTTTAATCACACGAACATATCTAATAAATTTAAAGAATTAGATATAGGCTATACTATGGCTGAAAAGGAGGCGGAAAGCGTTCCTTTCATCCATATTAATGACGCTTCATTTCTTAAAAGAAAGTGGAGATTAGATGCAGAACTTGGGTGCATGTTAGCACCATTAGATCATGATTCCATTGAAAGGATGCTTATGGTCTGGAACCGAAGTAAATCGGTGACAGAAGAAGCTCAAGGAATTGATGTAATTTCCACCGCATTGAGAGAATACTTTTTCTATGGTAGAGAAACTTACATGGAAAAAAGAAGCATGTTTGAAAAGTTAATTTATGATCTTAAGTGGGAAGATTGGGTCGCAGAATCGACCTTACCTACTTATGAGGAATTAACTACAAGTTTCATAATGAGTTCACGTCATTGTAAAGATTTCAAGGATTATTTTGCAATGAAAGATGGACAAGTATTTGACAATCCAATGAATTTTGAAGATGATTACAAAATGTTAGTTAGATTGTTGGAGAAAGTCGAGTAATCAAATCCACAGATTATTTGTTCATTTTATGTCTGTATAAAGTGTGTATGTATCGTCCTCATATATGCGTTAAAAAGTAAATGTTGAACTCACAAGCGAAGCGCTTGTGTCTGCACGGAACCAATATTCATGTCGTTCTTACAATAGCGTAGTAAGAGAGTATTGGGTGGGGC